GCACACACGCAACGAAGCAACAGGCGAAAAGGTTTCACAACCGCGCGTGATCAATCAACCTGACCCACGCATACCTGGTGCAACATTTTGGTCTTGGATAATTTCCGATTTATTTTTCTTTCCTACCGCTTACGCATTTGTTATGGATAGGTATGCCGATACGGGCAAAATTCGCGCAATGGAACGCATTGCACCTGAACGCGTAACCATTACAACAAACGGCATGGGATACGAAATCGCGTCGTATGCAATTGACGGCGCTTACGTTGACCCAGCCAATTTGGTTGTTTTCAACGGCACGCAAGAAGGTTTGCTCAGTCGAGCAGGTCGCACAATCAAGGCTGCTGCGTCCCTAGAACGTGCTGCAATGAATTTTGCAAACGAACCAATTCCGCAAATGGTTTTGAAATCAAATGGCACATCACTTCCAGCAGATCGAATTTCAAAGTTGCTGACATCATGGCGCACGGCGCGTGCCAATAGATCAACTGCGTTTCTCAATGCTGACGTAACCCTGGAAACAATTGGTTATGACCCAAAGAATTTGCAGCTGAACGAAGCCCGCAATTACGTCGCCCTTGAACTTTCTCGCGCTTGTGGTTTGCCTGCGTACTTTACAGATTCGCAGCAATCGTCATTTACTTATTCAAACGCACTTGATAAGCGTCGCGACCTAGTTGATTTCGCGTTCCGCAATTACATGTCAATTATTGAACAACGTTTATCGTTCCCGGACTTTACGCCAGCAGGCAACAAAGTTATGTTCGATCTTGATGACTTCTTGCGTGGTAACCCGTACGAACGTGCCCAGGTTTATGAAATCTTGAATCGAATTGGCGCAATGTCAATTGATGAAATACGCGAGGAAGAAGACATGCTGCTATGAGTAAAAAAGTAATCACACCAATGCAAATCACTGCGGCAGATTCAAACAGTCGCACAATCACGGGACGCATTGTCACTTTCGAAGAAACTGGCAACGCTTCAATTGGAAAAGTGCAATTCGCAAAAGGTTCAATTGAACCTACGTCGGTTTTGCTTAATCTTGAACATGATCGCACGCGTCGAATTGGCAAAACACTTTCAATTGAATCAAGTGACGAAGGCATTGACGCAACATTCAAAATTGCGCAAACAACTGCGGGAAATGATGCACTTGTTGAAGCCCAAGAAGGTTTGCGCGATGGTTTCAGCGTTGAAGTTTCTTTCGACGAATACGAGACACTTAAGGACGGAACAGTGCGAATTCTTGCAGGCGAATTGACTGCGGTTGCGTTGACGTCAGAACCTGCTATCCGATCAGCCCGCGTCGAATCAGTCGCCGCAACAACTGCTGAAGAAAATGAAGTTTCAGATTCGACAATCGAACCTGAAGTCACACCAACAACAGAAGGAGACGAAGTGGACAACACCGTCACAAACGCGGAAACCGTCGAGACGGTAGAAGCCGCAAAGTCAGTGACTGCACAGTCAAACAACGTGGGTGGCTGGAAAGCAACGCCACGCATTGAAATCACTGCTGCAAAGTACCTTGAGAATAAGGTTCTTGCTGCAACAGGCGACGAAACTGCACGTCAGTATGTTTTAGCAGCTGACAACACAACAGACAATGCTGGACTTGTTCCAACACGTCAGTTGTCAGAAGTAATCAATGGACTATCAACAACAATTCGCCCAAGCATTGACGCGATCTCTCGCGGTGCATTGCCTGACGCGGGAATGACTTTCGAAATTCCGAAAATTACAGTAGCCCCAACGGTTGCCGTAGTTGCCGAAGACGCAATTTTCAATGAGACAGACCAAAATTCTGCGTTCCTATCAGTGGACGTTAAGAAATTTGCAGGGCAACAAAAATTTAGTGTTGAGTTGCTGACTAGAACTTCGCCCCTCTTTTATGACGAGTTACTTCGTAATATGGTCGCAGCCATGGCTAAGGCGCAGGATAAGTACGTCAATGATCAGTTAGTCGCTGGCGCAACTGCTGACTCAACTTCAATTGCAACATACCCAACAGCAGCTGAATTGCTTGGTGTAATCGCACGCGGTTCAGCAAGCGTTTATGCTGCAACTGCTGGTCTTGCAAATCCATTCGCCCGCAACATTTTGGTCAACACTTCACAGTGGTCGAACCTAATGTCATTGAACGATTCAGGTCGTCCAATCTACAACGAAGTAACAAACCCAATGAACCAGCCAGGTTCAGCAACACCTGGTTCACTTCGTGGACGCGTTGCAGGTCTTGATCTATACGTCACTGCAAATACTGCTGCGACAACAGACATTGATGATTCAATCATGATCATCAACCCTGACGCATACACATGGTACGAGGGAACTTCATACCAGTTGCGTGCTGAATCAACTGCTGACGGTTCAATCACAGTCGGTGTTTATTCATTCGGTGCAGTAGCAACCAAAATTGGTGCTGGTGCATTTGGCGTAAACAAGACCTGATAACCAACCCCAACTAATCATGCGGTGGGTTCTCCCGATCTCACCGCAGCCGATCGAAAGGAACGGACATGCCAGCCATTGTCACTGCGAGTCAATTGCGTACGGTGCTTGGCGTGTCCGTTTCCCTTTATTCTGACAGTTATCTTGACGAAATCATCAACACCGCTGAAGCCGTAATTTTGCCAATGCTGGTTGCAAACACTTCAGCAATCAACGCGTACAAACTTGAATCAAACGTCGCGACGTATTACACGCAACGCGCACATCATTTTGTGGCAGGACAATCAGTTATTGTCGCTGGTTTACCTTCACCGTTTTCAGCAACCGTCACCGTCGTGGACGTTAAGGAATACAGTTTCACCGCAGCCCGCACAAATGCCGACGTGACATTGCGCGAGATCATTCCAATGGGCAGTGCAACACTTTCAGGGTATTCCGCAGCTGATTTATACGCCAACAGTGCGCCAATCGAATCAGCAGTTTTGGCAGTTAGCGTCGAAGTTTTCCAATCGCGCGTTGCCGCAGGCGGACAAATCGAAGGCGTAGATTTTGCTTCAACGCCCTATCGAATGGGTCGCAGCCTAACCAACCGCGTGTCAACCTTGTTAATGCCATTTTTGGACGTTGAGACGGTTGTTCAATAATGCCAGCCAATGCCATTTCGGAAACCCGTGCAGCCCTAGCGAATGCGTTTAGCGCGCTATCTGCAAACATTTATCCCAGCGTTCCCGAAGCACCAATTCCACCTGCAATCGTGGTTGTTCCCGATTCGCCCTACATGGAAGTTGTGTTAATCGGCAAGGCTAAGACACAGGTCAAACTTAATTTTGCAATTACTGCCGTTGTTGCTTCAAATAGCAATGCGGGTTCACTGGACAACCTGGAAAAACTCATAATGGGAATTCTTGCGGCAATGCCCGCGGGATACGTTGTTGGCGTCATTGAAAAGCCGACAGTGTTGGAAGTAGGACAATCGCCAATGCTGGTTGCTGACATAAACGTTTCAACGTACTACACACAAACAACATAAAAGGAGATAACGTGCCAACAACGATCATCACGGGTCGCGATTTAGTGTTGACGATCGCGACCGTTAACTACGACGCACAGGCGACCAGTGCGGTGCTTGCGAACTCACCAACAGTTGAGACTTACCAAACACTTGACGGCAAGGCTTACAAGCACATTGATGACCAGTGGTCATTCGACGTTTCTATGCTTGCAGACTGGGGCGCAAGTGGTTCACTATGCGAGGCGCTATGGACTGCTTGTGAAACTGCACCAAACACAACATTGGCTGCATCACTTACTGCTGCAACAGGCGCAGTTTTTGCATTCAACGTTATGCCAGTATTTCCAGCGGTCGGCGGTTCAGCACCTGATGCGCAAACCGTTGATCTATCATTCGTAGTGGTTGGAACACCAACCGAAACATTCAGTTAAAAACAACTAATCGGGAGAAAAAATGAAACTGCCAATCACAATTGAATACAACGACGGGAACCAAATTACCTACACGGCTGCACCGCCAGAGTGGGTCAAATGGGAAAAGCACACGGGAAACACAATCTCCCAGGCACAAGAGAAAATCGGAATTTCCGATCTTGTCTTTCTTGCCTATCACGCCATGAAGCGAGAAGCAGCTGGTAAGCCAGTCAAGCCAATCGAAGTGTGGACGGAGACAATTTCCGAAGTGATCGTCGGTGAAGCAAACCCAAAAGTCATAGAGTCGGAAGCCTAAGTCGAATCGTTTGGGAAGTAGCCCTGGCAACGGGGCTACCGCCCAGCGAGTTTGAATCAGCCGAGGACATTCTGACGGTTATCGAAATCTTAGAAAGGCGGGCAAATGGCTAAGGAAGCAATTTCCTATGACAAAGCCGAATTGCGCGCCATTGTTCGATCATTCAAAGCAATGGACGAAGAAGCATTGACGCAAGCCAAACAAGCGACCAGCGAGTTAGCAACTTACGTTCAGGGCAAAATCAAGGCAACGGCGTCAAGTCGTACCCGCAACCTGGTTGACAATCGCGTCGCCGACGGTTCAAAGGTTTCTAAGTCATCAAAGATCGGTGAAATTTCATTTGGTTTTGCTGGGCAGAAATTAAGCGGTGGGGCAACAACCCAACAAATTTGGGGCGGCGTTGAATTCGGTTCAAATAAGTATAAGCAATTTCCAGTGTGGTCAGGTCGAGAAGGTCGAGGGTCACGCGGTTGGTTTATCTACCCGACACTTCGAAGCGCCCAACCTGAAATCATCAAACGCTGGGAAGAATCGTTTTCAAAGATTGTTAAGGAGTATAACTGATGGCTGGTAGTCGTACCCTTAAACTTTCGATTCTTGGCGACGTTGACAATCTGAACAAATCGCTGAAAACTGCCACAAAGGACGTTGAAACTTTCGGCGACAAAATGGGCAAGGTCGGCAAAATGGTTGGCGCGGCATTTGTTGCCGCAGCCGCAGCCGCTGGCGCTTATGCCGTCAAAATAGGCATTGAAGGCGTCAAAGCCGCCATTGAAGACGAGAAGGCACAGACACAGTTGGCGCTGGCGTTGGAGAACGCTACGGGCGCGACAAAGGCACAAATTGCAGCCACCGAACAATCAATTCTTCAAATGTCACTTGCCACGGGTGTGGCTGATGATCAATTGCGCCCAGCGCTCGGACGCTTGGTTCGATCAACTGGCGACATCACAAAGGCACAAGATTTACTTTCAACCGCCCTGGACATTTCAACGGCAACAGGAAAGCCACTTGAAACAGTTGCCAACGCGTTGGGGAAGGCGTACGACGGCAACACCGCTTCCCTGGGCAAACTAGGCATTGGGCTTTCAGCTGCTGAATTGAAGACAATGAACTTCACGCAAGTTCAAGGCAAACTTTCAGACTTATTTGGTGGGGCTGCTGCACGCAACGCCGATACCTACGCGGGACGAATTGCACGCATGCAAGTTGCATTCGACGAA